ACTATTGGTTCTTCATTTGTAGACTCAACAGATGTTACAACTCTGGAGACTAATGTACTATTTAAAACAGTAAGATCTTTAAATTCTATTTTTATATTTGATAACTTTGTTAAAGTATCTACACCCACATTAACATTGTTGCCTGTATTTGTTCGAACCTTAATTCTTAATCTAGTATTTTCAGGCACTATTCCATATGCGTCACTTTCAACTATATTCGTTGGATCAAAAGAATCATCTGAGAAATATTCTCTACCATGCATTTTTAAAACAGATTTGGTTGGTTCGGTAATAGAATCAGAAATATCTCCAGTTGCGTCCTTTCCACTTCCAAATTGTAATATTACTTTTCCCTCTTCTCTTTCCACAACAAATCTACGCGGAACATTAAAAGGTTTTAAAATAGAAGGAGCATATTTATTTGTTTCACTGCGATTTGCAACTGCTTTATATATTGTATCTTGAGATAAATAATCAACTTCGTAATATCGATTTCCTTGTTCATCTTCAACCGACAAGACTTCGGCTATATTTGAAATTTCTATAGGAATTCTTAAAAATTTAGTATATTCAGATACATCAACTAAAACTTCTCTTTCTTCGCCAGAAACTACTCTTCCATATCCTCTTATTATAAAAGATGTTGGTATTCCAGTATCCGAATCTACATCGCCCACAACAACATCATTAGCTGGAGATGAAAATACTACATCTTCTATTAATGTAAAATTAATTCCTGATTGTGTAGATAAATTTGTTCCAGCTTTTAGAGTTGGAATATAAGATTGTTCTGGTCCTAATCCTGTAGATGTTGCTGGTATTGAAATAAAAAATGTTGCAATTCCTTGTGAAGATGGGTTTTCTCTTAACTTGTATCCCATTTGTTTTGCTAATTTTAAAACATTTTTAAACTCTAGAGCTGAATCAAAAAAACTTTCGTTTGCTTGATAGTCTAAATAAAAAGAAAGAACATCGCCAACGTATGCTACGTTGTCCATTACCATCGAACCGAAACCGACTTCACTAAAATCTTTAAAATTATTTGGATAATATTTTTTCGCTAAAGCAACAAGATCTGATTTTATACTTTCAAAATCTCTAGCAGCGTAATTAATTGGAATTTTTTTGCTAGCCATATATTAAAACCACCTTGTATAAATAGTGTTTATCTCAATATTAAATTGCTGTTATTTCAATAGCGTCTTGTTGACCAACAGGTTTTATTAAATAAGTTATTTTTATATATACTATTTCTTCTGATAATGAATCATCATTTATTTCAATATTAACGATATCAATATAGGGCATATATTTTTTTGTTTGACTTTTTATTGCTCCACTTATCCCTTCAAAAAGACCTGCTCCTTTTATTTCAAAAAGATATCTTTTTATTCCAATACCAAGGTCTGGAATCATAATTCTTTCACCTGGAACGGTCAATAATAAATTTTTAAAATTTTGTTTTACTAAATCTTTTATCGTATCATTGTTGGTGAAATCACCATGTTCTGAAATTGATAAAGGAAACCTAGGTGATAAGCCTTGTGCCATTAAAAATACTCCTAAAATATATAGTTATATATATTATTCGTCTTGATCCTTATCACAACTAAAGTTATCTACCCCACCTATTTTTAATCCTTTATTATTTGGATCATCTTTTAATTTTTTTGCAGCATCACTATTTGCCGCTTGATTTTGAAAGAATGGCAATTTCCATAATAATGGCTCTAATGCCCAATATAGCATCCCAGGCAAAGGAGTAACAGGAGGTCCAATTGCAGCTGGGCCTATCAATGGAGCGAATATATTAACGGGCAATAACGCTAAAGAAGCCAAAACAGTTGGAAGTATTATTTTATCTCCAGGATAACCAATTGGCTGTCCTTGTTCATTTAATTTTGGAAATAATAAACCAGCAGAAGCCGCATTCACTATTTGAGAAGCAATAGCAATATTTGGATCCATAAGTTGTGTTATTCCCTTTAAAATCAAAATAGGAGTTGTTATTAAGAATTGTAATAAATCCAAATTAGTTCCACCATTAGGATCTCCAACATTGTTCATATCATCTTGATATTTTTTAGAAGCTCCACCTTTTTTATCTGTTTCGTTTTTATATTTATAATTTTTAATATTTACAGCTGCATCATACATATTAAAAATTCTTTTTTTGCTACTATTAAACAAATTATTCATTTGTGAATTCGACAAAGAAGAATGACTATAAAATAATGCTAAATTTGGTAATTTATCTAAAAAGAAACATTTTTTTGTTAATACTTGATATTTTGCATCTTGCGTCATAGAAGATAATAAAGCTTGTTTTTTTCTATTAAAAACTGTATTTAAATTTCTAATTTCTGTATTAGAATTTTTTAATAGTTCATTAAAAGTTAAATTAATTTTATTTTCTACAATTAATGAAGAGTTATAATATTTAATTTTATTTTCTTCTAAATTTATATCATAAAAACCACATATTTTTTTATATTTTAATGCCGTATCTGTTATCGTAAAAACTGATTGATTATTTAAATATTTTTTAATTTTTTGTTTAATTTCATTATTTTTTGTATTTTTTATATTTTGATCTTCACTGTTTAAAGATTGCTTTATGTCGCTCCACAAAATTTGAGTTGGAACAAGTTCTATAGGTTTTATGTTAACATTTACACTAAATTGATTTCTTGGAACATTTTGATTAAATTCAACAATTTGTGCATCTTCTAATAACCAGTTTTGTATCAGTCTTAACCCCATTTTTGGTTTATTTAAAAAATAATCTAATTTAGTTAAAACAACACTACCGCTTATCAATGGTATATTTGACGGCAAAGTTAATGCATTTTCTTGTATAACATCTTCTAAAAATTTTTGATAAATTCCTATATTGGTATATCCTCTAATATTATTATATTTTTCTTTTAAATAATAAAATGTTTTTTCCGTAAAGCGTTCAGATATAAAAGGAGTTTGTGAATTTCCAGTATCGATATATTTTTCAAGACACATAAAATCTTTTTCTGCTATATCGGAAAATCTGCGAGAATATATTTCATTTTCATCAATAAAAGGAAGAGTTTGATCGTTTTGAATATTATAAATTTTACTTCTAGAAATTTTTTCTAATAATAAATTATTTATATTTTCTTCAGAAGTTTGAACTCCAACTAAATTTTTTGTAAATCCTAAATTTCTTTTTATTAGATGTTTTAACGTATTTTTCATTTCGAAACTTATATCTGTCAATCTAGACTTATTGACAACTATTTTTTCAATTACATCAGAATCATTTTCATTTTCTTCAGTTATATTTAAATTTTGTTTTAAAAATTCATAGTTTTCTTCAACTATATTTTGTATATCATCAAATAAATTAAATTTATTAAGTTCTTCGACTGTTTTTATGTAAATGTAGTTAGTTAATAAGCTGCTATCTAAAATTTGAAAAGCATATTGGTGTTCATCTAGTACAAATAATGTTTTTAACAGATTTTCAAATACACATAGTCTTAAAAATATTAAAGCGGTTCCAATCCCAGCAGCTTCTGTTATTGGATTTTTTGGACCATCTGATAAATTTGGATTACAAAAATCTTTTTTTGGAATAACATCAATTCCAACTGAATTAAACTTTTTTGTCATCAAATTAATTACTAAATCTAAATTAAGTGGATGAGGCTGTTTACCGCAATCTATTAATTCTTGAGAAACTTGAGGAATAAAATTTAATAAATTTAATATTATTAAATCCGAAGAAGAACCAAGATCGCCAGATTGTAAACCATCAATTGCTGGTAGGTTAAACTTTTTCAATAATCGATTATTTTTATAAGAAGAAAAAAAGTCGTTTATAAAACTAGACAATGCTTCATCGTATTTTTCATTAAAAAAATTTTTAAAAACGTTTCTAGCATTAGAAGGTGGCTGTTCAAAATTACGTAAATCTTGCAAGCTAGTCATCACTTCTGAATATAATTCTTTGTTGTCCAAGACGTTACATTCGCTAGGATTAATTGAGTCAATTAAATTTAAAGCAGACTGATTCAAAGAACTACTGCCTAGTTTGCCAACAAAATAATAAGAAGAAGTATCAATAGTTGTTTTATTGTTATAGAAATACTCAAAATTATTATCAATATTTAAAAAATATTTTTGTCCAGCTTCTTTGTAAGATATTTTCCAATTTGGCTGCGTAGAATTACTAGACGTATTAACATATCTTAAATTTTTTATTGTATTATTTTGTATAGAATATCCATTTAATAAAATTTCTTTATAAAAATTAGTGCTATTAAACTTAATATTGTCAGTTAAATCAGAAAAAGAATTTTTGAATATTCCAGCCATATCATTTTTAACTGTTTTAATTTTTTCTTTTCGACGAGCTGGATTATCTCCACCTGCATAATTTTTTATATAATCAGAATCTGGAGTTCCTATTGTTGGCTTGTTAATACCAACCAATAAATGTAAAAATGGATTCTTGTCTGCAAAATTTGATGCTGGAGCTGGTAATAAATTTAATTCTTTTAAGGCTTCACTATATTCAGCATCATCACTCGGCTTATAACCGGTTGATAAAAGTTGTTTGAATTCTGGATTTACAGTAAATTTTTCACCGTCTGGTCCACTCAGTAAAGGAACAAATTTACCATTTTCAATTTTTTTAACTTTTTTGGCTCTTATCGCTCTTGGTATTTCTTTAAACGATTCTTTTTCTATAGAAATAGCATCAGAATATTTTGCCACTTCAACTGCGAAAGTAGTCCTCAAAGGATCTAACATTGAAGATAGTGTTTTTTTGATAGCATCTTTTACAACCTCTGGTGGTTCAATATTAGCCAAGTTAGCTATCGCTTCTTCAGAATTATAAGAAGTTGAAGATTGTTTAGATATTTGTTTTATTTGTTCTTCTCTTTTTTCTTTAGTAAAAGATTGAACCTCTTTTTTCAATTCTTGATCTATTTCGCCATTATTTTGGCTCAACATTTCTTTTATTTTTTTTAATCTTTCTTCTTTTGTTTGTTTAGCCATTGTAAGCTCCAATTATTTTGGTATATTAGTCGAACCAATAACTTTACCTAACATTCTAAAATATTTAATAGGATCAACTCTATAAGTTAAATTAGGGAAATTTAATCTAGATATACTTCTAACAATTTCGGCAGTATCATTTGAGTAGGTACCATTTAAAAGAGAATTTAATTCTTGTTGATTTAATATGCTTTCTATTTGTTCTATCATATCAGAAGTTGACTTAATTAATTCTTGTGGAGTCATAGGTAATTTTGGCTTTTTAGAAACAGATGTTTCTTGTAAACTCTTAGCTATAAATCTCATAATATCTACAACGATTTCATCTTCTAAATTTTCTGTTTTAAAATAATCTGTTGTATCTGAGTGATCAAAATTTTTAATTTTTTCAATTAAATTATCAATATCAGCGTTTTCAACAATATCTTGTAAAGATTGATCTTTTTTTAATTTAAACGATTTTGATTTTTGTTTTAATTTATTGACATCAATAAGAGGCTCGCATTTATCTAGTGGTACTTTAATTTTTCTGGAAGATATTTTTCTCTTTATTCCTTCGTTTTTTGTTAAGCTCTCAGGTAGTTTTATTATTTGAGGTTCTGTTCTTTGTTTATCTGTCTCTATTATTAGCTGATAAACATATCTAATATATATAAGCCATTCTTGATTAAAACCTGCTTCAAATTTGGTTTTTCCATTTGGTATATTTATTTGTGGTAGAGGAAACATATTTTCAAAAGCAAAATCATCTAATTTATTTAATAAATTTAACAACTCTAGCAAAGCTTTTGTTATTGTAGTTAATATTGAAGAAATTCCATTTAAAATATTAGTATCAAGTAATTTTGAAAAATCTCCAAACAAATCATTTATATCGATATTAAAATTAGGAAGTTTAAAGGTTGGTAATTCAAACTTTGGTATTTTAAAATTAAAAAGATCTAAATTAATTAAATTTTTTAAATTAAATAAAAAATCAAATTTTGGAAATTTTAAATTAAATCTGGCAACAAAATCAGAATAAAAATTAGGAAATTTTAATTTAAATTTTTTAAATATATTACTCAATTTATAGTTAAATTTATTTTTTGGTATTTTAATGTTGCACTTTGTTTTAACTTTTTTATTATTAAATTTATCTAGATTAAATAAAATATCTGGTAATTTTATATTTTTTAAACCATCTAATATGATTTTTAATGCTAAATTATAATTTGGATTAAATTCTTTTAATTTTGGAAATTGTAATTTTAAGCTGCCTAAATCTCTTTTTAACTCAACAATTAAATTTTTAATTTGACCATTTTCTGGAAGATTTTTAATAATTGGATTATTGTTAAAGATATCTAATATACCATTTATTTGTACGTCCCAATTTCCAAAAATATTTTCAAATTTATTAATTTTTAATAATATATCTGGATTTGTAAATTTAAAATTTGGATCTTGTAAATTAATTTGTGAAACTTCTAAGTCTGGCAATTCAGTTATTAACTGCGGAATATTTATCTTTTGAAAATCTGTAAGAATATTTTTTAATGCTATACTTAAATCTAAATCTATATTATCTAAATTTAATTTAAAATTCATAAATTCTTGTAAATCTATCATTAATTTATCTAAATTTATTCCGCCATTAGGAAGTCTTAAAAAGTCATATATTTTTTTTCTAGCATCTTTTGGTAGTTCATCAATTTTTTCAAATATTTCTACTGGCGGTAATCCTTCTAGAAAAGAAAAAGGATCAATATTTAGATTTAATCCGGAAAATATAAAATCTACTATATCTGGTAATTTAAATTTATCTAATAAATTTGATTGTATTATGTTTATCGTCTGTCCCGGTAAACCTTCTCCTTGAGAAGTATCTATCTTGTTTATTAATTCTCCTATTTCTGGTAGCACTAAACTTAAATCATTGACCAATGTTACGCTTGGAATTCGTAGATCAAATATAGGCATTTTAAAGTTTAAAGAACCAAACTTATTAGTTTGATTTAATACTTCTTCATATGTTTTTGGTTTTCCATCATCATATTTTTTTGAAACATTATCTAAACATTTTTTATTTTTTTCAGGTAGTGGATGTATTGTAGGAAATGGAGCAAAATAATTTTGTAAAAATTCTAAATATTTTGTTTCTTCTAATATGTTTTCATTAAAATCCGACAATATTTCGTCAGAATTAAATAATAAATTTATAACAGTTGGTTCAAATATATTTTCCAGATTAAATAAAGCATATCTATTAAAAAAATTCTCTTTATCTTTTCCTACTAATCTAATAGAAGTGATTTGTTTATAATCTTCTGAAAACATTATTTCTACATATCGATAGTTGTTAATTGTTTTTAAAGTATTTCCAAATATATCACTTTGATATTTCTGACTTTCTTTTACAATTAAATCAATTAATTTATTTTTAAATTGAAATAATTCTTTTAAAGAATATTCAATATCATTTCCAACATCAATTATCTCGCCACATTTTGTAAATTTTATAAGATTTTTTAATAATTTAGCGATCTTATCGATTATAAGATTGACTTCATATAAATCTATTACTATTTTATCTGGTAAATACATTAATTAACCTTATTAAATCTACTGTTAATATATTTCTCGCCGTGAATTCTTAAATAATTATTTCTATATAAATTAATTTTCAATTTGAACTTCTGTAGACCAATCATACAATCGTTTAAATGCTTCATTGAAACTTCTATTCCTTTTTCAACTAATATGCTAGATGGAGTTGTTGGTATTCCATAAAAAGGAGAATAATGATAGTGAATTGCTGCTGTAGCATTAAAATCCATTTGAGAAGTTAAAAATGTTGATATTATGCCGCTTATTGCCTCAATATTATCGCAAAGCTGTTCTAAACTTTCTGATAGATTATCTCCTTTTGGAACGGGCTGTATATCTTCACTGTCATTTCCAGCTATCAACTCAATTCCTTGAATAGAACTAATTTTACCGCCTTGAGAATTAGTCTGATCTACTCCAGTAACTAATTTAATACCTTGTCTACCAATTACTCTAATAGAATCTGCTTTCATTCCTATTGCTGATAAACTTACAGAACTCCCTATTGTTCCAGCAGCAAGTTTAAAATTTTCATCAACATCTGTTTTTTGTGATATATAAATTCTTGCAGCGTCAGTTTCAAAATTTGGATCAACAAATACACCATCTTTTGGTTCGTGACCCATTCTACCAACAACAATATCAATTGTTCCAGTTTGAGTATCTCCCTTTCCACCATAACCAGATAAACGACTTGCAGGTCTATCTCTACCTAATACTATCCAAGTATTATTTGCGCCTTTTATTAAATTATCATTAACGCATGATATAAAACTTGGTACTGGTTCTTGTAACGCATCTCCCGCAATTCCTGCACCTTCAACTTTTGATTGCTTTGATAGATTTTTTACTTTAATTAAATAATCTTTACTTAAACCAGATAAATCAACATTTTTTTTCTTCATAATATACCTATTAATCGTCTATTAAGCCAGCAGCACGAGCTTTTGCAACATCTAATTGATAATGCCACAATTCTCTATAGGACCATCCATCCCAATAAAAACCAAACCTTCCACAATTTTGAACAAGCCATTGTGCAACAGGTCCAAATTCTCCATTAGATACTTTTGTGAATGCATTTATTCGATCAGAAGAGGAGTTTTTAATATTATTATTAAATGTAAAAGTTGTATATCTTCCACTATAATCAATTCTATTGTCAGACATTTCAATATCTATTGCTAAACCATTATTGTGAAGAGATCTTCCTGGTTCTGCAACTTGTGGAGGAGCCTTTCCTCTTGCCAAATAAGCTTCATATAATACTTTTTGTTGTTCAATATCTCTATATGCACTAACAATAGTTAATTGCTTTCCACGGGCTAATTGATAAGCTTGCCTTAAGGCATTTAATGCTCTTATATATTTTTTAGGATATAATTTTCTTGTACCTTCTATATAAACCATTTCAATTGGATTTGGCAAGACGACGCCTTTTTCTGCAATATAATAAAATGGGTGATTTGCACTTTCTTTTGCTACTGGACCTGTAGTTCTATCTACTGGAGCTTGAACTAATTGACCATCTGGAACTCCTGCGTATGGTAGCGGCCTTCTTGCAAAACCTTTTATTTTATATTTAGATTTATATCGCGAACCATCTTCTTTTATCATAAATCCATTTCGCCAATCTTGATGCGTTACATTAACTTGGTCTGCCCAATTTCCTTCTACTGTTCTTATTGTATCACCGTCTGCTTCAGTAACTAAACCAATATGCATACTTGAATTAACTGTATCCGGATCTTCACTAGTATCATAAATAATCATATCACCAACTTGTGGTTCTTGAAAAAAATAGCCTAATTCAGTAAATGTTTTTTGTATATAAGCAACAGAATGTACTTCATTCCTTCCACTTGGTCCGGGACTTGGTATTTTATCACCAGGTAGTGGACCTCCAATTTCTCTAAAATAATAAGCTATACTTGCAGCACACCAAGCTTCTTTTCTACTGCCATTAAACGGATCAATGTCTGATCCACCATTTGAACCCATAGGATCTTCTTTTTTACCTATTTGTTTTTTTGCTAATTGAATTAAATCACTAACAGTTGCTGTTGTGGCAGTAAATCCGTTTGATGGCAATGCTCCTGTCCAAGAACCACTTATTGAAGGGTAAGAAACTTGGCCTGCAGCATTTTTATAGCTTGCTCCACCAAACGGATCTCCTTGTCCCGGTGATCCAGCCAAATTTGTGCCATCGGCGGTAGTACCACCACTATTATTTACACCATTTGGTGTGCCTTTTTTTTCTTTGTCTACTGGACCAAGATATACTGGATCTTTAAAGTTTTCTCTATCTAAAAAGTCACACCAAGCTAAAGTGCCTGGATCTTGGGGTAATAATTCTGGATTATCAGCTATAAAATAAGGATACAAAGATGCTACATCAATTGGCACGTTACCAACATCTTCTCCTATACTTGGTAAATGTGAATGTAGTTCTGGTATTAAAATTCTATGTTTTGTAAAAACAGCGTCTGGACCCATAAAGCTTAAAAAGCCATCATTATTGCCATCTTTTTTAAGAGTGACAGGATCAGTTGAACCAGCTTTAAATACAACTCCTTTAAACGGTCCTAAAAGTTTTTTTATTACTTTTGGCTTTGTTGCTTCTTGATTATTTTTAGCTATTAAATCAATAGCAGTTAAATTATCTGGTTCTAAACTTTCTGGTTCTTGACTATATTCTGCAGAATTTAATTCACCAAATCCTGGTAATTTTTTTCCATTATCTGCCATTTCATTCGGTCTCCTCTATTTCATTATAGAGAGTTTCTTTGTCTTCTTTATTTAAATCGCCATATTTATCTTCATCGCTCTTTTTTATCAAACCGATCAATTTAACTAATTGCTCATTTGACCGCTGAAGTGTTTCTAAGTATTTTGCTGCAACCATTCCCGTTGTTGCATAACGATCTTGTTGCTGTCCAATATATTGAGCCACATCCTCTAATAATTCTTGAGCAGCTTCACGATCTTTGTTTATGTTTTCTATCGCTTGTTGTATTAATTGTTCTTTAGATTTCATATTAATAAATATCAACTAACTAAATTTCTCCGTCATCCCATGTTTTCTTGAATTCTTTATATTTTTGCCTTATTTTGTTGAGATTATTAACAACTTGTTTGGTATTTAGGTCTGTTATCTCTCTCACGTATAAATAAATTGCTTTTTTATTAAATATCTCTATTGAATCTGGGTCTTTTAATAAAATTACGATTGCTTCTAATACTTTTCTTTCATTCGCTTTTAAATCTAGATTTTTCCAATCTTCTATTTCTGTCCATAAATGACCCCAAAACTCTTCATTTTCTCTTTTTGTATCTGTTTGATTGTAAACAACCAAATTATCATAATTTAATTCATTTTGATGTTCTGCATCGTCAAGAAATAATTCTTTTTTATTTTGACGGCTTACTTTTTTAACTTTGTGGATAAACCAATTTTTAGTTATAACACTAAAATAACTAAATGCTTTCGAGCCTTTGGATGGATCAAATTTATCAAGAATTGTTGTAATCCAAATTTTACATTCTTCTTTTAAATCTTCAATATTTGGAAGATTATTAAATTTATATGTAAAAACAATCTTATTTACCATTTCATTGAATGCTGGTCCAATAAGATTTCTATATAAGTCTTGTCTTACTTTTGGATCTTTTGTATTCGCATAAGTTATTATTGCGTTTTCATGCTCCTGAGTAAAATACAGTTTTTCCTGCTGCTGTGGCGAACTTTTCTTTGTTCTCCTCATCTTCTTCGGAGTCTTTTGATTCGTCATTCATTTCCTCTTCAATAATTTGTTCTTCTTCTAATAGTTCCATCACGTCTTTATATTTTTTCATATAATTACGAAGATCTCTTGAGTGGCGAATCAAATTTTTCAATGTTTCATCGCCATAATACATTTCTAATTCATAAATAAAGTCTATGTGTTGATCGAATTCTTGCAAACGTCCATATAATTCTGTTATATTATTTGAAACAAAATTAAGTCTAAATACTAATTTATAGCAAAACCAACCTAATATAGCAGTTGATGAAACGAATAATAATAATAACAATATTAATACAGTCATTCTGGTTTATACTCTACTCTTTTTAAATCTTGTTTTTCTCGTTTTATTTCTTCTTTAGCTTCTTCGATATAAGTTTCAACAATAGAACCAACTTTTTGCTTATTTTCTTTTTTGACTATACCACTAAAATGTGGAACCTTTAACAAGGTTTGTTCCTTACAAACTTCACATTGGGTCTTTTTTTCAGAAAGAGTGTGATAGTATTCAAAGACACCATCACACTTCTCACAATGATACGCGTATCTCGGCATCACTCACTTACAAATTGTGGCGTATCATCTTCTTCTTGTGCTGATACACGAAATGTTGGAGGATTAGAAACGATTAATTCTCCATTTTGATCTGTTATTAGTTCAAAACCTTTTAATACTGGAACAATATCTGTTTGTGTTAGTAGACTATTTTGTAGAGCCATCATTACAGCTCCCAAAGCTTGGTTTGATAATTTTAATTTTTCCATTTTATACTCTCCCATATATATCTTCATATCTTTTTATATCGTCTTCACCGAAATATTCACCTGTTTGTATCTCTATGAATACAAGAGGTTTATTTCCAACATTTTCAATTCTGTGAATTTTCTTTGCTGGTATATAATACATCATGCCTTTTGAAGTTGGAGATATATCTTCATCTAAAGTTATTTCTCCTTCACCTTCTATTATAGACCACAATTCATTTCTTTTTTCATGACTTTGAAGAGATAATTTTTGTCCCGGTTGAACAGTTATTTTTTTAACTTTACAATTATCATCTTCAAGGAGTATTTGGTATGTTCCCCAAGGTCTTGTTTCGATCATTTTAAACTCCTCTTAATCATCTCTAAATCACTCTCATACATTTCTTTTGCCATTTGTTCTAATGTTGTTTTTGGTTGCCAATTAAGAATCTTTTTTGATTTTTCAGCATTACCAAGAAGAAAAGGAACTTCATGAGGTCTAAATAATCTTGGATCTATTTCAAGATATTTATACGGATCTAAACCAGCACTATTAAATACCAATTCTAAAAAGTCTCTTACTGATTTAGATACTCCAGTAGCTATTACATAGTCGTCTGCTTTTTCTTGTTGCAACATTAGCCACATAGCCTCTACATAATCTTTTGCATGTCCCCAATCTCTTTTAGCATCTAGATTTCCTAGTTGCACTTTACCTTGAAGTCCCAACTTGATTTTAGCTGCAGCTATTGTTATTTTTCTGGTTACAAACGTTTCTCCACGTCTTGGAGATTCATGATTAAATAATATCCCACTGCTTGCATGTATTCCATATGAATATCTATAATTACGAGTAAGATTGTGTGCAAACAATTTAGAACAAGCATAAGGAGAAGCTGGTGTCATTATGCTTGTTTCAATATAGCCATTTTGTGGAGTTGGTGCATCTCCATACATTTCTGAAGATGATGCTTGATAAAATTTTGTATCTGGTTTTATATTTCTTATTGCTTCCAATATTCTCATTGGACCCATAGCAACACTATCAACAGAATGTTCTACCAATTCAAATGAAACTTTTACATGTGATTGTGCAGCTATATTATATATTTCATCTGGCTGATATTGTTGAATTAAGCGATAGATAGAACCATTATCATTTAAATCATAATATTCTAATTTAAAATTAGGATGACTAAAAAGATTATCGATACGAGAAGTGTTGATCGACGAAGTTCTTCTTTTGGTTCCTATAACTTTATAGTTTTTTGATAATAATAATTCTGCCAAATAAGAACCATCTTGTCCAGTAACTCCGGTAATAATAGCTGTTTTCATTCTTCTACTCCACTATTATAGTGATTATACGTCTTTCTAAAACCATCTTTAAATGTAGTAAAATTAAATTTAATTTTATTTAACAACATTTTATTACTACCGTCTTTTCTTAATTGTCCATCTAATTCATTATTAAAATAATAATTTATATTTTTATTAGAAACTTTTATAGCTATTTCTATCATTTCTTTTATCGATAAATTCTCATCTGGTGCAACTATTAAAGGTTCTTCTGTATTATGATTTTCTAACAATTTTGGTATTATTTTACATAGATCATCAATGTATAATTGTTGTCTCATTGGTATTCCAGAACCCCAGAATTCTAAATTATCACCATCTTTAGAATTTGCAATTTTAGCTATTAGCGAAGCAACAAAATGAGAAGAATTGGGAGAATTAAATTTATCTCCAATTCCATATATATTTGATGGAGAAAAACAAGAATAATTTAAGCCATATTGTTTTCTTATAGAATTACAGTGAACATAAAGATTTCTTTTCGAATAGCCGTAAGAAAAATTAGTTTCGGCTGGTGGTCCATCGAATAGATTGTTTTCTGTAAATGGATAAAATTCCACTTTATTTGGAAATGCACATGTACTCAGAGAAGCCAATAATCTTGGAACGTTATTTGTTAAACATGAATTTACGACATTTGTATTTATAATTGTATTTTTATAAAAATAATCAGCTTGATGTAAAGAATTGTCTTTTATTCCTCCAACTTTAGCCGCTAAATGTACCACTGCATCTGGTTTTAGTATTTTTAATGTTTGATCAAAGGATTTCTGATCTTCTAAATTACATTCTTTAGAAGATAAATAAATCCAATTTGATTGAAATTTTTTTAATCTACTTCCTAAAAAACCAGAACCACCTGTTACCAACACTTTCATTGTTCATACCTTTTTTCAAAAAAGTCTCCGGCATTACAAATATTTTTAAAAAATATTTTTGTTTCTTCATTGAAGCAAGAAAATATCCACCAATTTAATAAATTATTAAACTCACTTTCACTTAAGGTACCTAATCCTTCACAATAATGAAAAACTTTTATTTGTTTATTATCGTAAGAAAATAATTTATTATCTTTAACGTAATATCTACTAACATACTTATCCCATGGTTTCTCGCCATGCGCAGCAATTATATTTCCCTTTGCTCGCGCGTTATATATAACACTACTTTGATTGTAAGGATAGTCAACTATTTTTGTTTTATATTTTTTACTACCCCAAACTATCTCATTTAACCCACCTTGCTCGTGATAAATGGGATGATTAAGAGAAACTGATATTATGTCTTCTAGAGCTTGAAAATTGTTGAAACAAACAACATCAGCATTTAAATGAGTTTCAGAATCTGGACTCTTAATTCTATTAGTAATTAACCGATATGGATAATCTAGTGTTGCCAAAATATCATGTTCATCATCATCTATGAATTCATCTAATCTAGAACAAGTTATCGTATCGCTTCCTAAAACTATAACTTTGCTATAGTTATGGTTTTTTGCTATTTCATAAGATAACATATATTTTAAAACACCAATAGATACTTTATTCAAAAATTTTGAACATGAATAAGATAATATTTTATTATCATCTATGAGATATGTATCTATATTTTTATTATGACAAATAAAAGAATTGTATGATACCGAAGATAACTTATGGTATCTTTTTCCAATACTCATTATAACGCAAGCAATTTTATTTTTAGAATTTAAATTCATTTTTATAAAACTCTACTATTTTTACTATTTCATCATCAAATATTTTTTTAGGAGACCAACCTAAATTTCTCAACTTATCATCATTCAATGAATATCTAACATCTTGACCAATTCTACTGTAAGAAAAATTTACATAATCATTAATATTTTTTTCTTGCTTAAAATAAGAGTTAATAATTTTTCTAACTGTTTCAATGTTTGACTGCTCAAAACCACCAGAAATATTAAATATTTTATTTTTTATATTTTGTGGCTGTATGTCTAGTTGTTCTATTATTTTTAATAAAGCAGAAGTAGTATCTTCTACGTGTAGCCAATTTCTTACTGGAGTGCCGTTGTTATGTAATCTAATTTTTTTGTTTCTAGATAAATTTTTTATTGATAATGGTATCAATTTTTCTGGATATTGATTTACACCATAATTATTTGTTGGCCTTAAAATAACATTTTCAATTTCATATGTTCTTGACCACGCATTAACCAGCATATCTGCTGCTGCTTTTGAGGCTGAATATGGATTGCTTGGTTTTAAAATATCTGTCTCTATGTGAGATCCTTCTATTATATCTCCATATACTTCGTCGGTACTTATGTGTATTAAGACCGGTCTATCGCCAACATTTTTATGTTTATGTCTTAATAGTTCTAATATTTTTTTAACTCCTAAAACATTTGTATCAATAAAAGAATTACTATCAACAATACTATTTTCAACATGAGATTCTGCAGCAAAATTTACAACATAATCACAATCTTCTAAAAATGATAAATCTTTTATATCATTTTTTTCGAAAATAAAATTTTTATATTTATTAAACTCGTCAAATAATTTTAAGTTTGCTGCATAAGTAATTTTATCTACTCCAAATACTTTCCATCCCTTTTTTAAACATTCTCTGGTAAAATGAGAACCTATAAAACCCAAACAACCAGTTATATATATTATTTTTTTATTCATTGTATAATTTTGAGGGTTTTTTTATTAAAAAATGAATCAACAACTTGTTTAATGTAATTAAGTTTTTCATCGGTCAATCCGATGAATGTTCCCAAGAAAAAACAATCAGTTGTTACTTTTTGTGCAACTGGAAAATTAATATTTAAATCGCCGTATTTAGAAGCCATGTGAAAATAACCAGGATGAACTAAGATGTTTCCACTAAAATAAGATCTTGTTTGTATTCTATTTGATTCTAAAAATCTTACAAATGATTCTCGTGTAAAATTAATTCCATCTTTAGTGACTAAAGAAAAACCAAACCAACATGGATCAGATTTTTCAGTAGCTTTTGGTAAATGGAAATATTCTTCATATGGTTTAAATATCTCTAAAAGCTTCTTATGATTTTCTCTACGAGCAGAGTCCATTTCTGGTAATTTATCTAATTGCTTTATTCCCATTGCAGCCTGTAAATCAAGCGGCTTTAGATTATATCCTATTTCATCAAAAACATATCTGTGGTCATAAACTGCATCTGGCATTCCTGGAAGCCAATTATTAAATCTATCACCACAAGCCGTTCCGGAAGTAACATTACCAGGCTTGGAAGTATTACAATAACAAGCTCTTCCCCAATCACGAAGACTTGCTAATACCTTTCTAGCTCTACCATCATCGGTAGCAACAAATCCGCCTTCTCCCATTGTCATATGATGAGCAGGAAAAAAAGAACAAGCAGACATGTGACCATAAGAACCCAATTTATTTCCATCATAAAAAGAACCTAATGCATCACAAGAATCTTCCAAAAAAACTAAATTATGTTTTTTAACTATATCCATCAATCGTTCCATATCTGGAGGATTTCCAAGAACATGAGCAAAAGTTATTGCTTTTATATCCGGATGTTCTTTTAATTTTTGTTCTACTTGATCTAAGTTTAGATTCAAACTTGGTAATTCAACATCGACAAATATTGGTTCGAATCCATTTTGAATTATTGGATTGATAGTTGTTGGAAAACATACTACTGGTGTTAGTATTTTTGTACCTGGTTCAAATCCATAAAGATTTTTTGATTTAGCTGCCGCCATCATTAATAAGTTTGCAGAGCTTCCGGAATTTGTTAAAACTCCTCTTTTTTTACCTAAATATTTAGGAAAAATATTTTCAAAATCTCTAGCATTTTCTCCAAAAATCAACCAACCACTTAAAAGTGATTGAATAGCAGCCATATATTCTTTTTCATCAAAATTAGGACCAGAATACTCAACCCAGTCTCTATCTTTATTCCAATTTTTATTATTTTTTTCTTTAAAATACTCAGAGACTAAATCAAGAATTATTTGTTTTTTCAAATCCAAAGACATAATTTTTAAGCTCCATTAATGAATTTTCTAAACCATCTAAAGATATGTTTAAATTTTCTAATTTAGAACCATCTCCAGTGTATGGTGTACCTATGGTTTTGTCTTGTATTATACATGATGACTGATTTTTTGTAAAGCCTTTTGCTAATACGCTCAACTCAAATAGTGTTTTTTTTTCTTTATATACTAAATTTATATCTTTCGGTAATATTTTTATATCATTATTAATATAATATTCAATAATCTTACAAACATCTTTAGCAGATATAAAGTCCATTTTTTTATCTTGATGTATAGTAATGTTTTGATTATTTTTAATATTATTAAAGATATTTTTAAAAAATCTAGTTTCTTCTTCGTGAATTCCAAAACATCCAAATAAACGAAAATTAATAATATTATTAGTTTGATAAATTTCCCGAGAAATCAAATTTTTTGATAATCCATAATAATCATTTGGTATATTTTCAAAAATATATTCTTCTTTCTGGTTATTTACAGAATTATTTTTATCACGTAAAGCGGCTCCAGAACAAAAATTAAATAAATAATTATAATTGTGAGAATTATTTGTTAAATTTTGATACATTAATAAATT